TGTTATGTCAACAGCAATTCTTCCTTTTGGTTAAATTGCTGTTAAAAATATTTATATTCTTATTTCAGTATTTCTTTTAGTTCGAAACGCTTCATAACTGATTCAAATACTTCTTCCACTGTGGTTAGTTGCGGAATCAATTTGTATTCGGATTCTTTAACTTGACTCTTACCAATAATGCTACGAGTTAAGTTTTCAACTTCCATGGCATCCAATTTGCCTTCACGGACATATTCAGCTATACGAGTCAAACTTGTTTTAACTGCTTCGTCTTCTAATACTGGTAAAATTGTGTTAATTAATTGTGTAGTATTAACGGTTGGGCTTTCGTAGACCATCATACTCATAAATTCTAAATCTGGCATAGCACTAACTTGGATTGATGTTGATTCTTCTATTTGAGTTTTTAAAGTTTCTAGTTCTTGTCGAGCTTCCATTTGTTGTTGATATTGTTTTACATAGCCATTTAGTTTTGGTAATAGTGTGCCAATGCTTTCGTCAAAGACGTTTTTAGTTAGTTTTTCTTGTAGTGCTTCCAGATTTGTTTCGTCGGCCTCGGATTTATCTTCCATAAATCTAGTAGGATTGTATCTTCCTAATAGGCCTTTAATTTCGCTGAGACGTTGAGTAACTGCAAATTGTACATCGCCTGCTTGCTCTTGTAAGCCTTGACTTCTAATGTACTTTGATACCAGTGAAAGTTGAGTGCGTTCTTCACTTAGTCCAATAATCTTTTGTCCAACTTCATCATAAGGTGTGCCACCTTCAGCAACGTGCTGAGTCATAATGCGAGCACCAGTTAAGTGATTGTGTGGATATTTAAAACGCTCACCTTGTGCATTTTCAATAAACAATGCGCTGATGTTACGGCTACGGCTACCACGAACTTCTTCGTTGACAGCGGTGTTATGTCTAATGATTAATTTAGCACCTTCGGTTTGTTGGTAACTTGTTTTAGTTGAACCCATTGTTGGGCTTAAACTCTCTTGGACTTTTGCCATGTTTTCTACATCCTTTAATTCTATTTCTTTACCTGTATAAGGTAATCTATCTAATCCCAATGGGGGGTATTTCTTTGCTATAGCACCAATAGTATCTACTAACTGCTTAATCTTAGGAACATCTGTACTTGTGCCGTATTTGACTTTGATTGTGTTATCATCTTCGTCTAATTCTACTGTAAACTTTTGATCTTTACAATAAAAACTACGTCCTTGTTTAGCATTGGCTGTTTGACGGCCTTTACTATCAAAGATAACGATATTATGCCCGAAACCTTTGAGTTGGTCAAATATTCTATCTGCAACTGAGTTATAATCTATAGCCATACACTTATTTACCTATTTCAATTAAATTATTCCAATTGGCATGGGCTGTAAGTAATCGTTGCCATTTCGTTCAACTAGGGTGTTATATGTTGCTTCATCATACTTCATAACATACTCAATTAGTCTAACTGCTAGTATTGTACCCATGACCAAATCATCTGTTTCACCTTCTTTAGCGGCAAAACTGGCGCCGTGTGCAACAAAAGTTTTTAGCTCTTGGACTAGACTCTTGCTTTTTGGATGCATTTTATTGCTTTCGATATAATACTTTAACTTAGTACAAGCGGCTAATTTACTTTTGTTTGTTGTGTTAAAGCCACGACGCTTTGCGCCTGCTTCGCTGATAAAGTGTCCGGCAATACGTTCTTCACCATATTCTTGAATAGCAACTAATGCGGCTTCACCTAGTGTATTGTTTTCTACACTCCAGTAAATGTTATCATTGCTCACGCCTTTTTCACGTAGCCAATCCATGATAGCCACAAAGTTTCTAAGCTGTCCACGTATGTCTGTTTTGTTATGTTGCCATTCTGCTACTTGAACTAAATCAGGTAAACTGAAAATCTCGATGGCAGCGGCGTCGCCACCTGTGCCTAAACTAGGATCCCAAGCGGCTACATATATCTTTTCTTTATCTATGGGAGTATAAACTCGCAGTTGTCCAACTCTCTCATAAGGATCTTCACCTTGTAAGTTTGTAAGAACCAAACTGCTGATTAATGTTTCGTCTGCTGTAATGAACAAGCATTCATGTTCACGCATAAAACGTTCACTACCAATTTTACTGCGTTCATGGTCGGCCCAGGTTTCATCCCTGTCTGGATGGTCACTCCAAATGTATTTGATACTCTTAAAGCCGTTTTTACCCACTTCACGTTCATTGCCAAACTCGTCAAACTTTTTAATAGCATCATTCCAAATTTGTGCAAACTGATCATTGTCTTGATTAGGCGTTGAAGTAATAATACACTTACCACCTGTTGACAGCGTTGGACTCAATGAAGTCCAAAACTCTTTAGCAATACGTGGCGGAACGAAAGCAAACTCGTCTAAGTATACCAATGTAATACTCATACCACGACCAGTGTTTTCTGTTGTTGTAGCACTGACAATACGACTTCCGTTGTCAAAGTCGATGCTACCTTTGTTGTAACTTACTGCACCAGCTTTAATCCATTCAGGCAGACTTTCATACATAAAACGTACACGTTGCATGATCTCCTGACTGCCTGTGTATTTGTGTGCGGCAATGAGAATAGTCGAGTCTGGCACAAACATTGCAAACCATAACAAGTAGCCTGCGGCACAAGTTGACTTGCCCATTTGTCGTCCCAGCATATTGATACTATACTTGTGATTTTGATAAGCGTTGATTAATTCTATTTGATAGTCGTAGAGTTCAAACTTAACACGACCTTTTGTGGGATGTTGAATCCACATATATTCACCAATGAAGTATATAGGATCAGTAGCGGATTTTACAATCTCCGCTATCTGATTCTCTGTATAATTTTCTTTTTTGTATGGCTGTTTTACTAAAACTGCTTGCCCGCTCATTTGCCTGCTTTAAAGTTTTTGTAGTCCTGGAACATACGTTGTTCGTTCATTGGGTTGTCACCAGATTGTGCAGGTGTGTAATGTGTGCTGGACTTAGCTGTCCCTTTTTGACCCCAGTCACGAATATCACCGTGTGCTTGTGGATCACGTGCTTGAGTATTGTCCGGAGTATTTTCATAACCAGACTCTTCTACTTCTTGTTCGCCTTCTTCGCCTGGTGCAGGAGTTTCTTTTTTAGTTACTTCTGCACCTTTGTTAACACCAGCTAGCTTCATGATGTGAATAATCTCATCAGGCATGTCTGTTGTCATTTGTAAGTTGTTTTCACCATTTTGAATACTTAATGTGTAAGTTGCTTTTGGCGCTTCTGCTGCCATAGGAACTTCCATGTGTGGACCTTCAGGTTCTGCCATTTCTGAACCTTGTTCGGGCGCAGACATTTGTGCCATTACTTCGGCCGGAATACCCATGTGCGGTTCACCGTTTGCTACTGTTGTCATAGGACTCATTTCGTTGCCTATTGGCATATCACCACATTCTTGAATACCAGCAAGTTGACGTAATACATTTAATGTAGTGTCTTCTTTAACTGGCTCTGATTCTGGTTTTTTACCAGTAACCGGAACGCCTGCTTTACGTTGCATATCTTTGATCATTTCTTCATCATCGGGATGACCTAATGTATCTAACGCTTTTTTGCCTAATGCTTTTAATGTATCCATTGCGCCTTCGCCAAATTGTACGTTGTCACCTGCCGAGAATTGTATACCAGCCAAACGCTTTGGCAATTTACCTTGGGCAATAATAAAATCTAATTCTCGATCAGTTGGACCTGCTTGTTCAAGATCGTCGGCCAAGTCTTGCATAGCATCGTTCTCCCATATGTCATCACCGTATAATGCGGCAATGGCATCTAACACTTTATCAAAACTAACTGGGGCGGCTTCTTGGATACCGGCATATCTACGTAGTAAGTTTAAAGCACTTTCTTTAACTTCTTTATCGTCGCCTTCTTTTTTGTCTGCCCAATCAGGTACGCCATCTCCATCAGCATCTGGCTTTTTGGCTTCGTCAACTTTTTCATTGTCGTCTTCGCCTTTTTTCTTATCGGCCCAATTAGGCACGCCATCATTATCGTCATCTGGCTTTTTAGCCTCTTCTACTTTTTCTTTATCATCACACTCGCAGGGTGTGCAACCACATTTAGAGCATTTTTCTTCTGCTTCAGTTACTTGGCCGATGGCACTTAGTCTTTGGATTAAATTTTGTAAGCTGTTCATTTCATTATTTCCTTGCCTTTAACGACCAACGGGTTTCTCTTGACCACTGGGCTTGTTTTGTTTGTTGATTTGCTGTCACCCATCTCTGGTGCGCTTGCTGGTACATCTGGATCTTTAGCAATCTTAGGAGTTTTCATTTCCTTCTTTTTGTTATCACTAATTTTTTTAAGTTCTTTTAACAAACTGTTATTAAACTTGTCACCATATAAGTCGGCAGCCTTTTCTTCAGCGGCTTCGCTCTTATCATAGTCACTGCCAATTTTAGGTTTGTATTCTTCTTTTTTATCTTGAAATTTTTCTTCTTCTTGTTCTATCTCACGATCTTCGTTTACGCCACGAACAACAACTAGTCCTTCACTGACATTTAATAAACGTGCTAGTTCTTGTTTAAGCATTTCATTGCTTACTGGCAAGTTACTAGTAAAGTCTATGATATAAATCTCGCCCATTTCCAAGTTAGGAAAGTCTAATGGACGAGCTTGTAAAATTGTTTTGCTTGGACTAGATACTTTTTCAGCATCATACTTTTGCAAGTGACGCTCAATCTTGTCCATCATTTCGTCCGTGACTTCACAAGCGAATTTAACACGCACTTTGTGTTTTTCTTTTAGTTGTTCAATATATTCAAATAAGGTAGCCATTTTTTTCTCCGATACTTTATTTATCTTAGATTCATACATTTTGTTTTGAAGCATATTAGCAATCTCATCTTCGCTTTTATTTGTTTTAAGTGCTCTAATTATTGCTTCTCTTGCTTTGCCTAACTGTTCTTGTCCCAACGGTTTAACTACATTATTCCAGGCCTGCTTAATTGGATTCTCTTGATTAGACATTATTTCTCTAAATTTATCTTCTACAGATGATTGAGTTGACGCTAATTTCTTTTCTAAATCAGATGACCCTGTTCCCGGAATTCTAAAAGGAGAAATTGCTGTTTGATCTTTAGCAGTCTTTTTTCTTATATTATCTCCCGATGATGCGTTTATATTGATTCCATTATTTGGTGCAATTTTTGTATATAAGTCTTCAGGAAAATTATATGTACCTAATGTATATAATTTATCTTTGGGATTTTTTTGTTCTAACCAATCTACTCTATTTTTTGCGTTCTGAATAAATTCAGCAGCCGCATAGGCTGCTTCTCTAGGATCTTTAAAATAACCTATATGAGTAATAAAACCTTTACTATAATTTTTCATTCTATCGTCTAGAGCATATACTTTGTCTTTAGAAAGTATTGCAGTGAAAGGATGTGTTGTAGGTGATGTATTTGGATCATAGCTAACGTGAGCTAAACCTACTTTCGATCTATTACTAGGTTTAATAGTTATACCATCGCCGAGTGTGACTGGTTCTGTTATAGGAGTTGTTTGTGATGCCATACCATTATTTATCTTTGTTTTTAAGGTTCTGGCTGATTAGATTTAGTATGGCATTACGGTCTGTGGTCAAATCACCCAATCCCTGTGGGCCGTTGTCATCTTCAGTTTTAGCTGTTTGTGCTAATTTAGCTGCCTTTAACTGTAGATCAATCATCTTTAGCTTCTTATCTAGTTTAGCTGTTTTGGCAGTGATAGCATTGCCCATCATAGTACTGGCTACTTCAAATATTTTGCCAGCATTTCTATCATCCATGTTGTAGCCAAGATCCATTAAGCGGTCAAAACTATCCATTGCTCTGGCTGCGTATTCATCTAATTCCCTGTCTTCTGTATCTAAACCTCGGACTGTGGGAAGTGCTTGGTCAATTCTATCTGCTATAGTTAGTTGTTCGTGTACTAGTGCTATAGTTGTTTCTATCGACTGCGGGGATTCAAACTGCAAAGGTAGTTGATCCTCTACATCAGATTCTGTGCTGTCTACATTAAAAAAGTCTTCAAGTTTTTTAGTCATCGTTTTTTTGTTCTTTTGGCAACTGTTCTTGGTTGCCAGTTATTATATATATCTTCTTCTGTAAGTATTCTAAACTTCATGCCATGTCTTTGGCACCACATTCTACATGCTTCCCACTTAGCCATATTTAACACCACAGCCGCTTTTTCTTGCTGTGTATTTGCTTCATCTAATCTTGCTTGCTTACGTGGCTTAACTTCAATGATTTCGCTGATCTTATTACCGGCTTTGTCTTGGTAAGTGATTAGAAAGTCTGGATAGTAAGTTGTTTGTTTTCCGGTAAATGGATTAACATAGGGTATGCGTAAACTTTCACTGGCCCATCCTATGACCGCAGGATGATTATCGCAGAATCGCATCACTGTTAATTCCCAACTGCTACGATACTTAGGACTATTACTACCTATATACTTACTTGGATTGGTGGGCGTAAAGTATCCTTGTGTAAAGTTATAGGCCATTTAAAATTAAGGTATTTGATTTAATATTGCAGGCGGTATGTTATGTTGATCTATATATCCAATTTGACTACTAATGGTTCTTGAATAATTTAATAAATCATATACTTCATTGTCAAATCGAAGACCGTTTGAATTAACATATTTTAATAACTCGTCTATAGCAATACCTTGAACTACACTAATATCGTATAATATTTGTGCCAGTGACTTGGCCTGATCTACAGCGACGCCCAATTTAAGTAGCCGACCGTAAAGAAGATCATATTTAGAAACTTCCATTATGAAGTTCCTCCATTATTTAAAGAATAAACTGCGCCGCCAGGTAACTGAGTTTGTGTTAACAAATTGCCCCTACCGCTTTGCCAGGCATCTAATGCTGCCTGGTTTGAAAATTTCATTGAGCCGCCAGGTAATTGTACGGCTATGGCTTGACTTTGTTCTTTAGCAAGTCCAGCATTAGTAACAGCTTGATTAATTTTTTGTTGCATTTGTTCATTAAGTTTAACTTGATTCTTGATTTGATTATCAGCTGAAGCGGCAAATGCTTGTTTATCTATTTTTCCTTGCATTGCTTCATTTAATTTAATTTGTTCTTCTGCCTGTTTTGCATAAGGATTATTTCTGTTTGCAGAAATTGCTTCATTGCTGGCGCTTGTGCCTTCGGCGCCTTCTGAATAAGTAACACTTTCATAACGTAAACTCACTTGCCACGTTATCGCTTCGCTGGCACTATAATCTAATGTATCGTGCTGTACATCAACAATTTTTGGGCGCCATAATGTTACTACACTTGGTGTTTGCACAGTCGACCCATCGACGTGTCCCGAGCCTGCACCAGATGTACCATAAAATCTAGTTATAACAATTTTATCTATAGGGCAATCTTTGCCAGACTCTAACATTTTAATACCAAAATTATCAAAGCCTTTACGCATTGATTTTGTTTGTGGCGCAAAGCTACCGCTAATAATGTTCATGTAATTTTTGACAAAAGTTTGAAATCTATTATCTAATGTATCTGTGAACGCTATGCTAAGAGGTTCAAAATTAATTTTAGTTGGAATTGGCTGTCTAACATTCCATGCATTTGCTACTTCTGTTTCAATACTATACTTAGGAAGTTCAATCGTACGAATAGCATCGAATACTAATCTTGCAGGGATTTGAAGTAGCGATGTATATTGTGCGCTGAAGATTTCTACTTTAAAATGGAACTTTAGACGAGCTGCTTTGAGCCCGCCTAAATTATACCACTTCATAGCGTCAGTTAATGCCGCCATTTACGATCCTTATAGTGCAGAGTTACCTGCGCCAATAGCCATTGTACCTGTTGTCAATCCACCCTGTGTAGTAGCTGAACCAACTGCTTCACTGTGAATGTCTGCGGCATCGTAACGGATCTGTAATGTAATTTGCATTACATCACTGGTTGCGTAATTGTTTTCACCGTAGTTAGCATTTTGAATGAAGCAGCCATTTAGACTCCAGCTTTCTAATACTAGGCCAGGTTGACTACCATCTAGCTGTTCGATTACCATACCAAACTTATAGTCACGTCCTGCTGTTGGAGCACTTTGTAAACCTTGGTTTAGTTGTTTTTGTAATTGACTAGCTACATGCTTAGTAACCGTACCGTTAATATCATCACGTAATGTTAAAGTAACTGGTTCCCATGTGTGCTTGCCAGCAAGGTAAGCACGACTGTTATACGCATCTAATGTAACTTCATCATGTGTCATACTTGGACGAGTAACGCTAATAACATTTTGTGTTACGTCAGTTGTACTGCCATTATTTCTACCAAAGTCGTATAAATTAACTCTGAATCGATATTGGAGTTTAGGCATCACCATTGCATTAGTGCCTGTTGTTGGAACTCCAAATTGTGTTAAATCTGCCATGTTGTTTCTCCTTCGGCTATGTTATTTATCATTGTGATAACTCGCCTGTGTTGACAACACGAACCGGAATGTAAATGAACTCAGCAGCCTTGACTGGCTCGATAGCAACATCAACATATAATTCATTTCTGTCAATTCTGGCAGGTGTGTTATTTGTTTCATCACAAACAACAATGAAGTCATAGATAGCACGTTTAGACAATAACTCGCCTAAGAAACTATCGAAAACTTGTTTTACGTTAGCACGAGTGATCTTGTCATTAGGTTCAAATATGAACGGACGAGCAAGCGGATCAAAACGCTCACGCAAGTATGCAAGTAAACGAGCAACGTTTACGCGATCCAACGCACTAGAACCAACCTTCAATGTTTTCTGTCCGAAAACATAAACACCCTGGCCTGGGAAACGTGCAATTGGATTAATACCAACTCTGCTACCATCACCATATAACGTATCACGCTGTCCGGTATTTAATGCTAGTCCCACAAATTCACCTTCAGGATTAATGTAACCTACGTTACTTGCATTAGTTACAACACCACGTGTTAAACCAGCTGGTGCAAACCATGGATAACTAACTTGGTCATTATAAGCATATGTACGTAATACAATATGGCTTGCAGGAACAACAACATCGTTGCCACCTAAATCAGTAGTTAATCCGCTTGGGTAATAACAAGCAGCCTGATAGCCGGCGCCGCCGCTGACTATTAAACCATCTTCGCCTGTACTTGATGCATTGTTTCCACTCATCCAATTAATCAATGTTTGTCCTTGCGGTGCTAAACGGAATGGAGTATCAACGATTACAAATGCAGTTTCTTTACGATCTGTATTCAATGCTAACATTTCATCAATTAGTTCTGGATAGCCCGGAGCCGCAATCAATGTAAAGTAAGTCATTTCTTCACGAATTGTTTCATTGGAAGTAACTGCTGCCTGTAATGATTTAACTACTGCACGACGTTGAGCTTTACGTAACATATACGGGCTGCCGTCTTCTTTATTTCCGCTTATCGTGAACCATGCTTTGTCGCCGGTTGGCACGCCTAGATCATCTAAAACATTTCCGTACTGTTTAACGTTACCAGTAGATATCATGCTATTCCATAATAACATGCCATTTGGATATAATAAAGGATCTGGAGCATTCTCATCAACTGTCGTAGCACCGCCTGTGCCATTTGTAGTATCACTCGGTGTATACGTTAAATCAGCAAATACAACACCGTTAGGAGTTGTTTGATCTGTTGTACTACGAGAAATCCAATCGCTGCCATCAAATTCATAAATTGCAGGATAGTTTTCTACATCGCTACTATCAATCCAAAAATCTCCGCTGGAAGGACTACCTGGTGCGGCAGAATCAATAGTAATATCTCCGCTCACTGGCTCCCATTGACTGTTTGCTTTTACATACAAGTCTACTGCTAAACTAGTATTGTACCATAATGTACCGTCTACGGTTGCGCCAACCGGAGCACTTGCACTTGCTTCTTCACTTAATGAATCCCAGTTACTTCCGTCATAATAACGAAGTTCTACATTAGCAGTACCGCTGGCTGCTTTAGCATATACTTTGCCTGCGGATAATGCAGTACCAAAACCTGTAGTAGCTGCCGAATCGCTAGCATAAACAGGAGTCGAGACAACTACCCACGGGCTACTATCAGGAATATTAGCTTTTACATATTTTTTAACTGCTAGTCTTAGACCATTATTAGGACTTGTAGTTTTTAACCATACATCTCCTACTGCTGTTGCTGTTGGAATATTATAGTGAGGTGCGGCAAAAACTGTAGGAATTGCAGAGTTTGCAGTTGTACAAATTTCCCAAGTACCAGAAACTTTCTTGTATGTTTGATAACTAGCAACTACTGTAGTTGCAACAACTGCATAATCGCCGTTGCTACCGATTGATGGATTTGGTAATACTCCAGAGCCACCTGATGTATCTGCAGAATCAGTAATTACTAATGGAGTTTTTGCAACCCAACCGGTTGTACCGGTAGTAGTTGCTTCAAAAATACCCCAATGTGAATTTACTAAATCTAGCCAGTATGTACCATTAGCAGGAGTGCCTGCTGGTTCAATATCGCTAGGTTCTAATTGTAATAAATCAATATCTGCACGTAATACATAAGCACGATTAGCAAGACCCAAGTAGCTGTAAGCTGCCATTAGTCCGTATTCGTTGAGTTCAGAACCGTGTACTGCTGTACCGTTTACTATTTTAAATTTAGGTTGACCAAATAACTCAACAAGTTCGCGTTGACTTGTTAATAAATATGGTGCACCGGCATTTGCAGGAATAGTTCCTGATGCATATCCGGTTCCGCTGACATTGTCTTTATTAGATTGTGTAGCTAAAATGATTAAAGGAACTGTTCCTTGGCCAGCAGATCCGTATTGACTTTGATCAATAATCGAAACTTCTACGCCTGGTGATGTTAGTGCCATTTGTTTTCTCCTCTATAGGTTATACATATTTACCATATAAAGGAGAAATTGGGCTATTTAGCGGAATTCATATTTTTACTGGTTCAGGTTGCACCACTGTTTCTACTTGTTTAAACAATGAATCTAATGTAGAGTTGTTATCTAATACATAATCAAACTTAGTGCCTACCCATGCTGTTTCGCTGGCATGAATCTTTTCTTCTTTAAGCCACTTAACTGCGGATTCTACACCTTTGTTTGCTTGTACTGCTAAGTCGTACCAATGTGGTTGTATTCCACGGTCTACTCTTATGATACTACCACCTGCTGTTTTTATGCTGAGTATTTCGTTAGGGAAACGACAATCACTGATAACAATATTATCTTTACTTCTACGCAATTTGTTTTCTACACTAGCAATCCAAATATCATCATGAAAGCCTTTTCTGCACACTTCCGTACCCCAATACTGTAAAACCCATCTAGGAGTTAATGTAGGTATACCTAAACGTTCTGCCCACCATGGATCAACTTGTTCTCGCCACGCTCTGGCTTCCTTAGTCCGACCTTCTAGCATAACTCTATCCCAGCCAAATACTGCGGCTACTGCATCTTTTAATGTATTGGCAAAACTCTCACGACGAAAGCCGTGAACGTTAACTAGATAATCTGCAATGGTATCTTTGCCACTGCCAATGAAACCGCATACACCGATAATCATTTTAGTCCTTTTATAAATTCATTAATTTAGAGAAATAATCTTGCACTAACATAACATGTGCAGATCTTACATCGGGTCCAATATTTTTAACTCGTTCTTTCCTAGGAACTGCCATCCAATTTTCTATAGTTTTGTGCTTAGTGTATTTTGCAATATTTTTTAAAGACATGTCACTAAATCCTCCGAAATATATACGTCCAGTGTTTAAACAAATCTGTGTCATTTGTTTAGCAACTTCTTGTGCTTCTGAATAGTTCTTCACTGGTCCAATAGAACTAACCCAGTTAACTGATTTCTTTGGATCAGGCCAAGAAAATCCATATTTCTCTGCTTCGAGTTGAAATGTACTATAGTAATGTAACGAATAAACATCAGGGCGTTCAAGTCCTAATGCATTCACAACAAACGATTCGAATGGGCAATTAGGATCAGCCATAAAATCCATAGTGCGCTGATAACTTGCATAGTCTTCGTAAGGAATTCCAGTAATAATACCAGTTGACATTGTTACATCATCGCCCCATGTATCTTTAAGAGAGTACATAAACTCTTTGGCCTTATCAGTATCCATTCCTTTTCCAATTAATTTTGCTGCCTGGTTATGGAATGTTTCAATACCAAAAACTGCTCCTTTGATTCCCATTTCTTTTAAGAGATTTATTTGTTCAGGAAAACGATAAATTAAATCATGTCTTAAATAAGAACTAAATCTCAGCTTGAAAGGAAGAGTCTGAAATAGATCATTTAATAATTCTAGTTTATACGTGCTATCGTTAAATGTGTCATCGCTGAAAATATAATCAGTTACTCGCCATTGTTCATAGTTTCTAATTAACTCTTCACGGAGTACTTCTATTTCTTTAAGATGATCTAATTTCTTTTTTCCGGTTAATGGATAATTACAAAACTTACATTTAAAAATACAGCCACGGGCTACTTCAATTGGAATACTATCTCCGTAATTAATTAAATCAGATTCATTGTAAATAATTTGACTGGTAGTAAAACTAAATGTATCCGTAGTTTCTTTCCAATCATAAATTCTTTTTTTGTCTTTTACCCTAGTAGGAGCTGGTGGTTCTGTTTTGTCCCGTAATGCTATTAAGTATGGTATAAAATAATGTTCTCCATATCCAGTAAAATACACGTCGCCGTCATAGTTATTAATATAAGATGCCGTACTTGTACCACCAAAAATAATTTCAATTTTTGGATAAGAATGTCTAACATACTTGATAATGTTTATTACTTTTTCGGAGACTTCGTTGACCCATGGTCCAGACCACAGAGTTGTGCTAAAACAAACTATTTTTGTATCAATGTTAATAAATTTATCAACTATTGTTTGAACTTGTTCCTTGGAAAAACCTTGCAGGTAAGCAATAATTTGACATTCAAATCCAAGATTTCTGGCTTCGGTTGCAATCCTATAAGGACCTGCACTTCTATATAGAGTCTTACCATCTACGTAAGTGCCGGTGAACATAACTATATCTGACATATCAACTATTTATCCCTGTTATTAATGTTTCCTCTAGCCACAGTTTACATTCTGGCCATTGTCTGTATATATGTGCAAGTCCGTCTGCACGTTGCCACTCTTCGCAGTTACTAGTACGATCATCAATTAGAATATCGCCAGGTTTACAATGACGCCATTTGTCGTGACTAAATGGTCCAAAGAATACAGTAATATCAGGATAGCGTTCGTGCGCCCACCATACTTTGTCGCTGGCGGCATATGGCATTGTATAATCATGAGGTAGTGCTGTTAGAAAGAATAAACCGCAGCCTGTTCTATCTCTGTAGTCTCTGCACCATTGTACAAGTTCATCGGCACCTTGTTTTTTAGGAAGGTCTCGATAGAAGCGTTGTCTTGTTTGCAGTTTTTTCCAGTCGCTGTCAGGAATACGTTCACCATAATTCCAGTCACGCTTGACCATTTCCCTAGCAGTTGCCATCCAATCTGCTACTACATCATCCATGTCTAAATATATATTCATAGTGCTAGTATATAGTATTAGAATCTATTTGTCAACTGATATTAGTCTTCAAATTTTACCTTTTTTAACACAGGGTCATCTGGAAATTGCTTTTTAAGTTTCTTCAACCTGTTTACTCTCCATTCGATTAATTTAAAATCAAATGTCCATGGAAATACAGCATGTAATAAACTAAAAACAGCAATCATAAAACAAAATAAAAATTCTTTGAACGACAGCATAAAATGCTTAGTGTATGTCATTCGTGTCTTTGCTGCCAGGCCTGCATCTTTTAAATGATTAGTATTGAACCACATTATGTTTTGGGTTTGGGATTTTCGCCAGTTAATTTTGGTCTAGCAAACCATAACTTAAACCATTCGTCTGTACCTGGACGAATGTTATTCTTACGCATATACTCGCCCTTGTCTGTGCCAATCTCTCCGGTGATAGGGCTGTCAGCATTTTTATCAATGCCGGCGAGTTTACGTAGTTTATCTGCTTCGTTCATTTGTAAAGATATGCAATACCGCTAGGCATCAAGTATACAATATAATTTCCAAGACCTCGTATTCCTAACTGACCTGGTTCTACTTTCATCGTTTTGCCTCCACGTGGAACAACACTGGTAGTTTTTGGTACTACTTTAACTTCATAGGTCTTTCCGTCTTGGGTAATTGTAATACCAGCATCTGTTTGATCAACTTGATCAACTCTTTGAAGATTTTGATTTGGCATTTCTGCGCCGGGCTGTGAAGGACGATCGGCTTGTACAGATAGTTCTGAGTTTGGCTTGCCTGTTAGTCTATTAATGCTTGGATCATCTCCAGGCATAACTCTGGCACTTGCATTGCCCATACTACCAAGAGCCGCGGCACCTAGTGCGGCAGTTGCTAAACCTTTACGCCAATTGAGTTCATCTAATTGTTCTTCCGTTAATATTTCGTTTACTCGCATAATTTTATTCCTTATCCGATTATGAATCCCAGCGGATCGCTACCGTCTGCGTATAGCTTTAAGTCTTCTTCTAACTTTTCCATGTCTGCGGCTGCTTCTGATTTTAAGTTATCGCCATTTAAACTCGTGCCGCCTTGCGGGCCAGCAATGGTACTGAACTTACTACGTGCTTCACCTAATATAAACTTGGCCTGTGCCATGGCATAGTCTTTGATCCATGGTCCGCAATATACATCGTTTAATAAATCGTCATCTGCTTTTTCAACAAAACACCATAGGTATATTTCATCGTCTGCTCTAAACTTACGATGAATCATTAGTTTATGATCTGCTAGATTCCATGTAAAGGTGCAATATCCTCCAAACATACGTGCTAACAGTTCCCTACGATCTGCATACAGTTCATAGTTCAATAAACCCGAGAAGTTTGTGTTACTCTGCAATAACATATTACTCAAGTACATTGTATTAAATGGTTCAAAGTCGACACCTGTACTACTAATACCCATAGAACCCGTGTGACGCAAAAATACATCACGGACATTAACTACCTGCAAAGGCAGTTGATACTCTTGTTGTTCCATGTAGATGTTTAGTTTAAGAAACTTTTCAATAACAGATCTACTGCCACGTTGACGATATTTACGCAGGGCCTTATTGATAGCAAGTTCGTAGTGTGCTGAATCTAATTCAACATCAACCATGCCACCGCCTAGGCGTAACTCTATTTCACTGATTAATTCGTCTTTGACGCTCATAAGAAAATCTCCCGTTATGTATATTTAGCGGGAGATTAAGTTTAGTAAATGTTTAATTATTGTACCGGAATAAACACATCTGGGTTTTTAGTAGCATACGGGGTTATGCCCTTAATGCCATTTTTAGTCTGAGGCAACCACCATTCAATCCAAGTTCCTAACTGATTATACAATAATGAAGATATCTTGGTAGTTAAATTATAGGCTTGTAATACATTATTAGAATAAGTTGTCCTGCCAATATAAATTACTGTTTGATTACTTGCATTCTGTACCACAGTAAAATCAAGTGCCGATGGTGCTTCTGTAATGCCAGGGATAACTGTTTTCCGTGTTCCAAAAGTATTATTAGAATTTCCGTACAAGATTACTGTCTCGGCAGAGCCAATAGGCAATTCGTGTCCACCGGCAATTATATCGATGATTCCATCTTTATCTACATCGACTAACTCTACAGAATAATACCCGGCAGTATTGCCTTGTCCAAAAACTCTGTTATTATCAAATACAAAGGTTCCGTTTTTTTGGTTAATTAATACTGTGATATTGGCGCCAGGACTTCTAAAACTATCTACAATAACAATATCAATCCATCCATCTCCATTTACATCTGCGGCCGCGGCGCCATGATAATAGCTAAAATCAGTTGTGCCAACATCAGATACTGTAAACTTGCCTTGGCCTTTAGAATCATTTAATAATAATTTATTAATTTCGCCAACCCATCTACCATTTATAGCACTATCCCATCCGTGACACGCTACAAATATATCAGGATGTCCGTCATTATTAAAATCAGCAACAATAGCTTTTCTCGGAGTAATACACCCTGCTATTTTTGTAGTGGTAGGTTCAAGACTGCCGTTGTCAGCCAATTTAAAAAATTGAAACTCTGCTCGATACTCGTCTTTAATATACATAGGAGCAGAACCTAAACACTTAGGATCAATTCCGTTAGATGTATAACATTGTAAACTATTCGACTTAGCAATCATTACCGCCATTTTATTATCGCCAAAGAAATTTCCCACAGCCCATGCCGATGTATAATTATTAGAGTTGACAATATTTAATCTAGGTACATTCTGCAATTTTGCATTCTCGTAAGATGTTTTATATAAAGTAATAGTTTGTAACGGCGACGAACTTCCAACCGATAATACTGTTCCAACATTAATAACTACATCATAATAAACAAATCCATACGCACTTACATTAGGAATAGTTAACTGATTCTTATAAGGATCATAAGAGTCAAATGTTGTGCTAGGTTTAGAAACGTATTTAGAATCTTGATTTGATCCGCCTACTGTTAGGATAGGTCCAACTGTAATAACTACATCACGATAAATTGTATCTCCCAATACTACTGCTGGAATTGTTAATTGATTGTTTGCGTGATTATAAGTATCTGTGGCATAAACAGCCGGAGATAAAAAAGTTACTAAGGATAAAAATAATTCAGTAATGTATTTCATATTAGCCACCATTCTTTTTTAACACAGGAGCAAACGGGTCAGTTGGCACATGTGCAACAGGTTGTTCTGATAACTGCTTACCCAACACTTCTTGAAAAGGATTAGATTGTGGGGTACTCGAAGAGCCCCCACAGGCAGTTAATGCTACTGCTAAAATTAAAATTAGATATTTCATTTGTATACTTTTAACAAAATTACATCTGTACTAATCCTGCCATTAAGTTTGATCTCTGTGCTTTTAATTCCTTTAAACCATTTCTTAGCGGCAGGCTTGCCATTAGCACTAAACTCTTTAATCTGTTCTTTTGGCTTGCGTAGCGTCTTTTGCACACTTGCCGCGGCATCAAAGCCTAGTATAGAACTGTTCTTAACTGTTAATGCGCCTGCATATTGGTCTACAATGTAGATACCCAACTTGCGTGTCTTAGTATTGTAGACCCAAAGTTCCTGTGCTGTAAGAATTGTAGTTGGGTCCGCACTTTTAAGATTGAGCTCTTTAAATTCTTTTGCGTATTTCAATTTAGCCACTACCTTTTCTGGCAGTACTGCTTTCTTTTTGCGTGGAGCCTTGCTGGCTTTCTTAACAACATTGTAACTGTTGGCATCTGACAACGCCTGTGTCCACCATTTAACAATGGCAGTAATTTGACGCTTGCCTAAATGCTTGTATGCTTCTAATACTTGACTGTCTTTGCTAGAATTGACTTCTTCAAACTCTGAAATCTTTTTGCTGATGAACTCTGTTACAGTTTTAACCTGTACTGCTGGCACATTCATTTGTGTCATCAACTCTACCAGCTTGGGCTCACCTTTGAACTCTGTGACAAAGTCATCAAAGCGACCTTCTAGTTCTCCCAAGAACTCTGAGGTCTTTTCTGCCATGCGTTCTTGTATGTTAAACTTTGGCTTGTCATCTACAACAACTTCTACAACTTGATTGGAAGTGTCTACACCTTTGTCTGCTTGTTTAAGTTGTTTAACCAAAGTACGTAGTGTGCCAAAACGTAGTGCCAATCCAACACGGCCTGCTCTTAGTGCAAAGCCTACAGTGGGTCCGGGCCAAATGTCGCCACGTTTAACGCTGTCTGCTATTTTTTGCCGACGTGGGTTGCGAGCAAGGAATAGACTTAGCCATTCTGCGCTTTTCTTTTTGTCTTGTGTGTGAGCATACCAATTTAGTGAGCGCATGACCTGTGTGCGATACTCGCTGTCAGTCCAGGACTGCTGTTCTTCTAGACTAGGATAAGTGGGTTCGTCGCCAACATACTTGACGTCTACTTCTCTGTAGACAACTGTTTTGGCAGGAGGCTCAAGCGCCATGCCAATTTATCTGTGCTTACTTGCGGTTTTCTTGTAGCCATACTTACTCCTAGTAAAAATGTAATTATACACTAACTTCTATTTTGTGTCAATTGCGCGGCGCAAAAGTATTTCTTGTTTTGAGAACGCATCCAATTCCCATGGCATGTCCAAATACTTTGTTTTTTTGGTATAGCGTTTACCCTTCCAATACCTAACCTCATTGGGAGCAAACTTCATAATGCCTTTGGCAAGTTGGCGGACATGCACCATCTCATGCGCCAATGTTGTGGCCATTTCCATTAACGTAATTGGCGTAAGACGTTTTGGTGCTTTAATTAGTACGAGATAGCAGTCTGCCAATTCTATATTGTGAGTAGCACCTTGGAAATCATCTTCCAAATCTTTAGTAACTTTTACTAGGACTGCTCGTTTGCTGTTAACCAAACCCAACTGTTCTATAAAGGAAGGCATCAAACTGTCCAAAAACTTTTCTATCTTGGGACTATCTGCGTCCACATCATACTCCATCATACCTGACTCCAATTTGTGTGTATAACGTATTATACTATAGGCTTCAATTTGTGTCAATTAAAAACCCGCCGAAGCGGGTTTGTGATAAGTGGATGTTGCTTAGTCGTTCCACAATAGTTCACCGCCTACAATGCTGGCATTGTAAACAGTAACATTATTTAGACCCCAAGCATTAATGTTAATTTGTAAGTTAACACCATTCGAGTCCATACCCGCGGCTACTTGAACTCTAGTAAACCCAGCGGCATTTGTATTAGCAGGTAAGTTATCACTATCTTTCCAGATACCGCCATTTACAATCGATACGCCTGTTGCTACACCTGCATTATCTGATGTAACACGAACTCTTAGTGGAGTTGCAAAATTTACGTGGCGGAATTCAAATTCATCGCCTACGTCATTGGCGCTGCCGCCATTAAGAATAGAAATATTTGTCACTGTTTCTTCACTGACAAAGTCTGTAATATCTTGTCCCAAACTAGCGATAGTGCCAGTAATTGCACCTGCTACTGCACCTGGAACGCTTGATGCTCTGGCGGCAAATGTAAAGATGTTACCATCTGGTACGCTTACCATATATAAATCTGTTTTTAGTTGTAATGCTTGAACTGCCTGTGAATACAAACTATTGCT